GGTATATCTTATGGTATGTTATTATGTTGTATATGCAACGCTTTGAAATTAGGTTTTATAACTTCTTCTTCTAATATTGCATTAGACGCAGCCGGAGTAATATCTGGAATGAATGAAAAAGAAAGTCTAACTAGTCTTGTAGAATACTATAAAAAAATCGGATTTTCTGAAATGTTTCCCCAGTTGCATGAATATAATATAGATAATGAAGTAGTTCCCATGATTGGAAAAGTAGAAACTCTCATCTCAAACTGTACGTTTGACAACTTATCAAAAGAACTTCTTGACATTTTACCTGTTAAAATGTGTAAAAACATATGTAATAAAGAGAATAAAAAAGTTTTAAAGTCAGTTAGAAAAAGTTTAATTGGGAAAGATATATTATCTGAATATAAAGATACAACAATACCGATAGAAATTTTAGAAGAAAAATTAGAATATTTGAAAAAAATAAATAAAGGATTTGAAAGAGTAAGTCTTGAAGATTTTGTTTTAATGTGTAGTAAAAAAGCTGAGTAAACACATTTTTTACAAAATATTTACACCGAAGACATTTGTCTTCCTACAAACGCGGGAAAAGATTGCTCTTGATCTGTAGATACAACCGGAGCTGATTTTGAACGATCAATTTTTAATTGATTGAGCGCAATATGAAGAAACTACTTCACTGACTTCGCGAGTTGCATTAATCATCTCTCCTATTTATTAGATCACATCTTAAAATAACTAGAAAAGATAATTCTTTATTGTAAAATAAAGAATTGAATGACATTTTATCATTCTGGGTCACTGTCGTCAGATTCAGAAACATTTGTTTCTTTATCTAATAGCTCTTTCGATTTGATATAAATAGAAATTTTACCCAAGCTTCCGACGCTTGACCTAAAAAGTAGAGGTAGTTCATTTGTTCCTGGAAAAATTTGCATTGTTGATCCAAGCCCAGCAATCTTATTAATCCTAGTAAACTGATCAGTTGTGAAAGTTGCATCATAAGAGTTTATATTTACATCCCCCGCTTCTTCATCGTCAGAATCATCGCTTTCTCCAAGACGTACCTTGCGTTTTAAAATTCCATCAGCGTCTGCAATAAAATCGATATGAAATCCTTTTGATTTAACACGAATATTAGTGCTGCCAATACTACTAAGTTCTTTACACATTTTCTGAAAGTCAGGAGAAGGAACAATAACTGGTTTTCCGTATCCAAGAGGAATATCCGCATCAACATTTTGAATATTTTGAATCTTGATACCAGAAGTTGTAACTCGTGTATTCTCCTTTGGTATAGTCTTTATTCCAAGTTCATTTGGTACATCAGAACTTATGAACAACTGTAAACTGTCTTTTTTCTTGATGGATTTCAACATCTTATGAAAATGATTGAGATTCAGACCTAAACAGAATTTTTCTTCCGATTTAAATTTATAAAGAGAAAAATTTTCTGCTTGTAGACACATGTCTACCAAAGTCCTTCTAGGCTGATCAAACATTCGAAGTGTGATTCCATCATCCGTCACGTCAAAACATCCATGTTTTAGGTTATTTGTCAAAAGTTCTGCTAGAATTTTGATCTGATAAGCTTCACCAGTCTTACACTTAAACGTTATGGGCATTTTGAAAGTAAATTTTACAACTTTAAGTTATATTAGTAAAAAATAATATTATTTTCAAATTCGGGTATTAAAAAATTTATCACTGATTTAAATTTTTAATAACGGCTTAAAGATTTGTATTCTATTATAAAATGACTGAATTAATAAACTCAATTGATATGAACTTATCTTTTAATGATGAAACTATAAGAGTATTAGGTACATCTGAAAATCCTATGTTTGTTGTTAAAGATATCTGTAATATTTTAGGACTAACTAATGTAACTGAGACACTACGTAATATTCCTGAAAAATGGCGGTCATCAGTTTCTCTGAAGTCCGGTAATTCTAGTAATTTTCAAACTTCTTTTGTTGTTAATGAAGCAGGTTTATACAAAATTATTATGCGCTCTAATAAACAAATCTCACAACCTTTTCAAGAATTTGTTTGTGAAGAGATATTACCATCTATTAGAAAGACAGGAGAATATAAGTATCAAAAGATATTAGACGAAAAGAATAAATTAGAAGAAGAAAATAAGATTATAAAACAAGAGAAAGAACAAGCTATAAGTACATCTAAAAAACAATTAGAAGAAAGTCAAGAAGAGGTTAAAAAATTAAGAAAAAAATATGTAAAACAACCAAAAGAAGTGCTTGATCAAAAGAATGTCGTATATCTTATGACTTCAGAAGAGAGTGAAAAAGTTGGTGAATATAATGTCGGAAAAGCACTCGATTTATCCAAGAGAAAAGAGTCTTATAATCATAATAAGTTACATAATTTCAAAGTTATATATTATATATGTTGCAAAAACTCAAAATTGATGGATATACTAGAAAGCGTCATTCTAACGAAACTTGAAAAATATAGATGTAAAGCTGGTCGAGATGTCTTTTTATTACCTACAGAAGATATCACAGTGTTTACAAATATATTTGACGAGTGTTCAAAGTTTTATGAAGGTATTGATAATCCTATATATCCTAAAAGAACCATACAAGAAGATAAAGAGAAACAAAAAGAAAGAAATATAAAATACCAAGAAGAACATAAGGAGGAAATTAAAGAAAAAATGCATGAGTATTACGAAGATAATAAAGACATATTGTCTGATATTAAAAAAGAATATTATGAAAAAAATGCTGATGTTATAGGTAAAAAACACAAAGAATATTATCAAGATAATAAAGAAGCCGTAATAGAAAAAGTTATGGAATATTATGAAGAGAACAAAGAGAGTATATTAGAAGATAGAAAGGGTTTTTATCAAGACAATAAAGAGCATATTTTAGAAGAAAGAAAGGCTTATTATGAAGAGAATTATAAAACCAAGATAGCGACTCAAAGACAAAAAAAGGAAAAATGTGAATGCGGAATGATAGTTAGTCATTATTGTATGAAAAAACACAAAAGTTCTGATAGACATAAAAAAATAATGGAAAAAATACAAAGTATTATGTGAGTTATTTTTAAGGTTCAAAGTGAATAGAAAAACATATTTTTCTATTCACGATCCTTAACTCGTACCAAAGTCTTATAGACTTGTGATCCCATCATCACTGATTCAGATTATTTGTCAAAATCTATGCAAAGAATTAAGCTTCACAAGTCTTACATTTAAAAGTTATGGGCTTAGTTTGATGCTTGTACTCCTGTAAATTCACCTAAGTCTTCAACAGTTCTACCTTTTATTTCTTTATCAACTAGAACACCATTCATGTACAAAGCATAATGAGGAAATCCTTTAAAGTCTGGTATAATAGTTTTAATTCTTTCACCAAGGTCTTTCTCTGATTGCCTATCTCCATCTGCATGTATAGTTGCACAAAAAACCTCGTTGCTATTAGTTTTATCTGCATAATCTTGAAATGCTGGTTTAGATATTTTACAAAAATGACACCATGAAGCCTGAACCATAATCACAATAGGGATTTTTTTAGCTAGAAGTATTTTATTAAATAATTGACCATTGTTGTCAAAATCATCATTCTCTAGATACCCAATTTTCTTGTTAAATGTGATATCATCCATTTTGTTTTTACCATTTAACAAGATTCCTTTTTTTAAATATCTCGTCACAAATATTTACTTAGATTAAAATGGTGAACGTAATTGTCAATAATATAAACGGTGCCTATGTGAGAACATTTGAATTAGATATTTACGATCTTGATACTCAAAAGAGCGCAATTACTCGATTGGCATCAGAAATGAAAACAATACCTAAATATTTATACTTTCCGGAAGGAGTGCCATCTCTAGAACAACTTAATAAAGAATATTCGATAACTGTTGAAGATCTATTGGAAAATATTATATCTATTAAGAAAGGAGATTTGGATTTTGTAACTTTTGCAAATAGCATAAAAGGAAAACTTGATCAACAAAATCTTAATTTACGAGATGATGTACTTTTGCCTTTTGTGGCGTACGATTCATCTATCGCAATTGATCCACGCAATGTATTACATGTTTTAAGCAATGCAATAGAAAGCGCAAACTTATTTGAAGTACAATCTGTTGAGATATTATTAAGAGATCTTCGAAATTTTTGGGATAATGATCGAAAACAAACAATCGAACGTTTTACAAAAAAAATAAAATATGTTCAGAAAGAGGCATCAGAACAGAAAAAGAGATATGAAGATTTTGACAAAGTAAGTAAAATTCGATATACTACTTTTGAACAAGAGAGTGTTACATTTGAATTTTCTCTTGACTTGGTTGATATTACTATTATGGAAATTTTCAATCACGTAAGGCTTAACTCAGTAGTTCCTTTTGCTACTATAGATAATTTTTTTAAGATATTTAATGATTTTAACCCACCAAAGACTTGGAAAGTTTCTACAGAAAAGGGTATAATTTTTAAAATTCTACAGAAAAGGATACCAAATAGGTCAAAATATGAAGATTATATAGATGGTTTATTGGTAGTTGATGGAGAGCCTGGAAAAGAAAACGTAATTGTTGAGATGTCTTTACTAACTTTAGGTAATTTTCTACAACGTGACGAAATGATTAAACGTTTTTTGACCAGTATTTACGGTTTAGGCGATATTGATGTAAAAAACATCACAGAAAAATCTATAAAAGGTTCTTTTTATTTTCCAAATCATAGTCTTAATAGGTATGTTTTTGCAGATCTTTTAATGAATAACGAACTGTTTTCTTCTATGATGTCGATAGATGAAAGAGAAAAGGCAACCAAGAAAAAAGAAAGCATATATATACATTTTTATAATTCTAAAATAGGTAAATTAACAGCAAATATTACAGAGAAGATATCTGTAAGAAACGATTCTGATCTACGTGGAAAGAACGTTAATGAAGAATTTAAATTTGGATCTACATATATTCGTGTAAAAATAGTAATAGCTACAAACATACAAGCTGTTCTTATATTTCAAGATCTCTTTTCTAAACTTTTGGCAATATACGATCAGAAATATCCCGAAATAATAGCGTTTTACGAAAAATATATTCCTATTACTACGACTGAAAAGGAAGAAGATAAAGTACAACCTGTATTAAAAACTCGTCTTAAAGATATCGCACCAGAAGTCTTTGTTTCTGGATACTCACAGAAATGTGGTTTTCCTCCGACTATTATAGACGATAATGATCATAAAGGTCTTGAAGAAGCTAAACAAAAAGGACGACAGATAATGAGATATCCAAAAGATGATGATGAACAAAAAGATGATAAACTTTTTCCTTCGCGAAATTATGTATGTAATAATCCTAAAGCTAGATTTCCTGGTTTACATGAAAATCAGTTTGAAAAAAATAAAGATATGGTGCCATATCTACCATGTTGCTTTAAGAAAGATAGTAATACTAAACCCAATAGTCTTTACCGGCAATACTTTTACGGAGAAGAGCCGGTAGATAAGACTGTAACGAACCAACAGGACTTGATAACTAGTAAAAAGTTTGCGGCTGCTGACAGATACGGTACTCTTCCTGTTAACTTGAACAAAATGTTTGGTATCTTTGATTATGATGAAGATTATATTTATGTAAGAAAAGGAGTTAACTATTCAAAGGGTGCAAAGAGTTCTTTTTTAGAATGTGTAATGGAAGGTATGTATAAAGAAACAGGAATATTAAATTCTACAGATAGAGAAGCTTTTCTTGCTGAGAAAAGATGTGAGTTAGCAACTGACGCTAATGCCGCCGCGTGCAGTCAAGAAATGTATGATTACACTTTATCTGAAATAATTAATATTATACAAGATTCAAGTATATATATGGAACCGTCTTTATTCAGTTCTTTACTAGAACAACATTTTAATTGTAATATTTTTGTTTTTAGTAGGTCCGATAATAATACAAATATGATTATTCCAAGACACATACATGCATATTATAAAAATAAACGAGAAAATGCCAAATGTATTTTTATTTATGAGCATAAAGGAAGTTCTGCTGATAAAGAAAAAGGAACACGTTGTGAACTTATTGTAAAATGGGAGAAAAGAGATAAAGACAATGTGTCTTACTATTATCCTTATACATCAAAAGTTTCAAAAGGTGTTAGAAATCTTTATACGAGTATGATAAAATCATATGCACTTAAGCATGAAATAGTAGAATCATCTATTCCAAAAATAATAAACACAAAGAAAGTTAAGTTTTTAGAGCAAGGATTGGATTCTTACGGTAAGTGTCGAATGTTACGATTTAGTATCGACAGTAGTAATGTGACAATTCTTACCGATCCATTACAACCATTTGTTATTTCAGCAGCTATAAACTGGGTTGCTACAAAGACAACAAAAGAAACTGCTATAAAATTGGCAAATGCTATTGGAATTCAATTTTCAAGCCAATGTATTAAAGGAGGTGTTCTAAAGGAGATTTACGGAAAATTCGGTGATGTAAATATAACAATCCCAGTTGTTGATACTGATAAAATGAATCTTCCTGAAGATAATGACAGGATAATTATTCAAACGGGCGATTCTTCTTCTCTAAGTAATTACAATGAATACAAAAAATTAAGTCGTTATGTTGTAGAATATATGTTATGGTTATTCTCTAAATATCTTAAGGAAGATTCTGAGACACCAAGCGCAGAAACAATTGATAGTTTTGTAAAAAAGAAATTAAAGATTATTCCGGATTTTAAGTACGGTAAGGTAAAAACAATATTTAGCGAAACTAGTGGTGTCATGAAACAAGGAAAATTGATAGTCAAGTCAGAAGAAACTCTTAAGAGACTTGTTTATATTCTCAGATTATCATTACGTCGTTTCAGAGAAAAAATAGAAAGGTATCACGAGAGTAAAACCATTGAGAATTTTTATTTGGATGTTACTGATTTCGATCAATATCCTAGACAAGTCATACTGTATGGTGAAGATTCAATAGATAAGTGGAACAACGAAAAAAATAACAAACATGTTATTTATGATTCTGTTCAATTTGATATTAATGTTCCTTATTTTTTCAAAAACGCAAAGGTAAAGTCAGGTACTGTTTTTTTGGCTCAA